TAGCACCTCCAATAAGCAAGTCGGGTCATTCGTGAACCCAAAATCGAGTCCATAGGCTTTCCACTTGTAGCCCGTTGGGAAGTCTTTCGTTTCTGTCCAGTTCTCGTAGATGGCTCCTTCTCTTCTTGAGCGTTCTCCGAGTCCGTAGACCTTCCACTTATATTCGTCTGCCGTACCTCTTGATTGGTTCTCAGGCGTTGGCTGATAAGAGTTTATCTTGTCCCTTATGTGCTGGTCTAAGAACGTATTATCCAACATCGTGGAATGAATCAAAACAACGTCATCTCGTTTTAGTACGTTGTCGTATATCCAATGTTCATCGGTGCTTGGGTTGTAGTCGAGAATCCATTTGCCCTTGCATCTTTGCTCCAGTTGGTCGAAGTCGTCCTTGCTTGTTTCGATAGCCTCGTTAAGCCAAAAGAAGTCCGTCTCAATACCGTGTAGCTTCTGCGGTGAATCTAAGCCGTAGAACTCAAAGGAAGAACCGAAGTGCTGGTAAGTTAGTTCGCTCTTGTTAAACGATTCCTCGTTCCAGCTTTCAACACTTGCAAAGACCTTCTTAAACGTGTCGAGGACTGTCGGCTTAATCCACGTTCTGCGCCACCTTGCAATCGCGAATCTTTGCGGTGTTTGCGTACCAAGTAAGAGGAGTGCTTGACAGATAGACCACGTTTTCGAGGAGCGACTTCCACCCTCCAACACAATTCCCCGAATGGATTTATCATTAATGGCTTTCCAAAGGTCGTCAAATACTCCAGTTCCCTCAATTTTCATTCGGTCTACGGATTACTACTTCTATCTTCTCAGGCTTTCCACCGTTCACCGTTTGCTCCACCTCCTCTTTAGGCTTACCGTAGACTCGGTCAAACAAAACGTCCAAGATATGAATAGAACCCTTCTTAAAGTCTCGTTGTGCCTTGTTCGCAATTAGCGCAATCCAAAACGGTAACTCGTCATTCTGCGCTAACTCAACCAATTCGCTACGGGTCTTTCCTAAGATGTTCTTTATGATGTCCTGAGTCTGCCCTTTAGATAGTTTAAGGTTATGCTCCTCAAGGAAGTGTTCTCTTAGTACCGTCTCAATCTTCTTCGGTCTGCCGTTAGGGTTGCCGCTTTCGCCTTTCTCAAAGCGATTTAAAGCACCTCCGTGCGATTGTTCTATTGTCTTGCTCACCTTTGTTTGTCCTTTGTTAGAAATGCCTTTAGAGGATAGAAAACAAGGCTATTACGATAACCACCTTCGTGGGTTGGCTCAATCGGTGTTACTCCGTGAACGTTTCTCCAAGCTGGATAAACAAGTATTGAATTGTCTTGCTGCCCTATCGTTGCCCCGTAATCGGGTATGTGCAAATCGCCACCTTTGGAATTATGCTTCTTGCAAATTATTACGTTTACCGCTCCCACTATATTACCAGTATCTCTATGAAATGGAGCTGAAATATTATAGTTAGAAATAGAACTTGTAAATAAGTTTCCAAATCTCCATTTTTCAGGAACGTCTTTAAAAACTTCTATTTGCTGCTCGTATTGTTTTGGTAGTATTTGTTTGATTAACGCCTCACTTTCTTTAGCAAGTATTAACATTGCTTTTATAAAAGTTTGTGCGGTTTCAATAGAATGAACGCTTGACCTTGAAGCGTAAGGTCTCCTTACCATAGGTTTAGGTGGTATTGAACCAAGTATAGCAGACATTTGTTCTACTCCTTCTCCTATATTTGTAGCAGTATTTTTAAATTTGCCTTTTACGCTTGAAATTCTATCCATTAATGACTTTGGGACGTTTTTACTTTTAAACTCGGCATTAGCTAAATCTGCAAGTTTGCACATCTTTTCAGGCATCTTTGAAAGGTAAAAGCCAACAGGCTCACCGTCCGCGTAGAATATGCAGTCCTCTGTTACGTTAGGTTCAAACGCTGGGCACTTGTCGCCAATCTTAACGGAGTTTTCTACTTGCTCAAGGTCTATTCTCTTCATATCGGCTTGCTTCTGTATTTCTTATCTGTAAACTTTGGCTCGTATTTCCAAGCCTTATCGGGTTTGCTTATTACCTTGATTGTTGGGTCAATGCTTTTGAATATGTTTATCTCTTTTAGAGCCATATCAGAACGGTCAAATGCTTGCAACCCACCCGAACCTCCACCAACTGGAGCGCAATCAATCAAATGTTTTGAGCAGTACAACGTGTCATAGTTGTCATTTCTTAATAAGAGATATTCGTAAAAATCTTCAAAAGTGCTTACGTCTTTACTTGGTCTCCATAGTTTTGTCCTGATAATATAACAAGTTTGGATTCGCTTGTTTACTCTTGTAAATAGTTTTTCTGTCTTGGCGTACCATTCAAAGGAATAAGGAAATACTACCGCACCCAATTTTTTAAAACTAAATGAATTTAAAACTTGTTCAATATCATCCTCTATTTTGCCTATGGATTTTGTATCATCATCTATTTTAAACACAAGGTCGTAATCATTCTCTTCTGCGTAATTCTTTGCGAATGAAGTAGCGTATCCCAAGCCTTTATCGTTGGCATCAAGAACAACTACATTGTCAAATTTATATTGCTCATAATCTTGTGGCTCAACGAATATCCGATAATCAAGCCCCAGCCTTTGCATAAACGGTTCAACATACTTCTTTATGTTGTTTGGTCTTGCTTTGCTAGGTATGCAAACAAGGCATTTCATAACTTATTCTTTTCAGCTTTCAAGAAGTCAAGAATCATCTTACCAACGTATGCGTCTTGGTCGCGCCAAAACTTAACCAACTGATAAGCCTCTTCATAGTGGTCAGGCTCAAACTCTATTTGTATAGCTTTCTTAACGCCATCTGCCATATCTTTAAGCTGGTCGTCAACATCCTCCTCGTCAAGTATTGAATAATCAACATCTTCTTCAGGTCTCCAAACGTCCATTCCCCATTCCGTTAACTCTTCAGCATCCCAAGTGTTAGCGAGTTCGTCCCAGTCCCAATCTCCGAAGCCTACGTTATCCTTTATAATAAACTCCCGTTGCTTCTCTTCTGACCATTCCACAACCTTAACGGGGACTTCAGTCCATCCAGCTTCTTGCATTGCCTTGAGCCGCATATTTCCACCGAGTGCGACCATTTCAGTATTAACTACAATCGGTCGGGCGTTAGCCATCTCGGGGAAGTCCTTCAGGCTCTGAACTAGCTTATTAAACTTGCCCTCTTTGATGTATCTCGGATTGTCCGAGTTTGGTATTACTTTACTTATTGGTATAAACTCCATTCTTGTAGTTTGAAAGTGCTTCTTGTGATGTATTGCCCGATGCTTTCTTGCAAGGTTCTCCGCTCCAGTACAAATCGGCTACGTCCCGACTGAAACAATAGAAGTCCATAGTGTAAGTGTTTTGGGTTATATATAGCCCGTAGTTCTCGTGCTGCTCGTTCTGTTTCATTTCTTCTTCATTCGCTTTGGTTTGTTCGCTTCGTAATAGTCATTGTGCTAAACTTCCGTTTTCAAATTAAAAAGCCCCACCGCACTTTTACCGCTTGATGCGGTAACTTAAAATAGCGCATCTCGTTGTTTTAACTTTAGTTCCGTTCATTTAATCAAGTTCAGCTATGCAACACATCATATCTGTAACCGTTCTCGTGGTTCTCGTTCTGTTTCATTTCTTCTTTCGTCTCTTTGGTTTGTTCGCTTCGTAATAGTTCAGAAGTGCAACGCTCATAATCTGAGGACTCCTTCCGCAACTAAAGCAAACCTTCGCCTTCGGGTCGATGTAACTCCACGCTTGTTGATACAATGCTTGTTCTTCTCGTGTTATTCTTCCAGCGAATTGTGAAGCCTTCATTTTACTTAGTGCCTCGTGCCGTTCTTTTATAAATAGCAAAACGTCTTTTTTGTGCATCATCTTTTTTCTTTAAAGTAACGAATGACCGGGTAAGCAATGACGATTAAAAGTATCAATGTTATGAGCATTTTATCTCTTCCTGAGTTAGTGCGAAATAAAGGTTTTGGAGTTGGTGTACGTGGTTAATATGCGGGTATTCCATATCGTTTATGTAAACATTAACCCCACCAATAAACGAAATATCAAGATGCAAAAACCCTTCTTCGTCAAGGTTTATTGAGTTATTCTCAAACCCAAACTTATCTAACCACTCCTCAGTTAATGGGATTGGCTCATAATCATCAAGATGTTCATCTTTATACTCCTTTACAAAATCACCAAGAGTAACCCTTACTGGTGTTTCGGTGTGCTTAAACTGAACCCAATTATTAATCCTAAGTTCTGTTGCTTTCATCTTCTTTTTATTTTTTCTAGTCGTTCAATAGACCGCACTATTGAATCAATCTTCTTGGCTACCTTCTCGGCTTTTAGCTTGTGTCCGTTTAGTTTTACAATCTTGCTCATATCTCAATCCGATACATTAGCCGCTCAACCAATACCGCCAGTAAACCAGTCTGCAAAGCCGTCAACGGGTCAACTGCTCCGAACATAACACCAAACCAAAACGACAAACAAAGCCGACAATCAAACGGTTTAATTCTCCTGAGTTCGTGTATGTTCATCCACTTCTTTATCAGAATGTCTACTCCTATAACCTCTATCCAAATGTAAGCCAATGTTGCCCCGGACAAGGCGTTCCAAATGTATTCCATAATAATTCTGTTTAAGTGTTTCTAACGCTCGTTTAACTGAGTTACCTATCGACTTAAAAGGTATGCCGACCTTTGCCGAAACCTTTCTGTAACTGCCCTCCTCCAACCACATCTCCAAAATCTTACGGTCGTACCAGTAAAGTTCTTCCATTAACATTTCCAGCATTTGGATGTCGTCCTCTTTTTCTTCGTCGTAATCTTCTCGGTCGTAATCGACTTGCTCGTAATTGTGAAGGTTGTATAACTTGGAGAAGCTGGAACGTGGACTTGTCGCCATATTAAGCATCGTTCTTACCACATAATACCGAAGATAGCCGCCCTCATTTATCTGTGTCCATTTCTCTTCTGATAGTTCTATTAGAACAAGTGCGACTTCTTGGATAAGGTCGTCAGGTACTGAGCAAATCTTATTCGCTAGTTCCCGAAGTTCTTCGTCTCCAATTAAATCAATTACCGCTTTGTCTCTCACGCGACCAAGATAGTATTTTTAATTTAAAATAATCTTTGTTGCCTTTTGTGTTGCTCAATTCGTTCTATTGCTTTGTTAAAGTATTCAGTATCCAACTCACAAGCCGTTAAATCAAAACCTAAATTATGACAAGCTATTGCAATGCTTCCACTACCTAAATGTGTATCAAGTATTTTATCTCCTTCATTTGCGTATTTCATTAAAAGCCATTCGTATAGTTGAATTGGTTTTTGGGTTGGGTGTATCTTTGTTATTCTTTCTCCACTAAAATGATGCCATCTAAACATTCTTGTAGTTCCTTTTATATTCTGCCAAGCTAACTCAGCATCTGCCATTGGATTAGTTCCGTTCATTTTATCCCAAACAATAAACCCATCTGTTTTACCTAAATAATCAAGAAAATAATTACCTCCCCAAATAATATGATTTTTAGATACTCTTTTTAATTCTTTAAAGTATTCGGGTGTTGGTATTTCATCATCCCAAGTTGTAACTTTATCATCAGCTAAATTTCTCATCGTTCCCATTCCGCCTTTTAAACCACCTTTTACTAAACGGTCTCCAAGTCCATAAGGAGGATCAACAATAGCCAAGTCAAAGTGGTTATCAGCATACCTTGCCATCAGTTCCATATTGTCCTCGTTAGTTATTTTCATTTTTTAGTCGTCACGTTGGCCCATAAATTCGTATTCCTTTATTTGAATTATCTCAGCATCTTTAAACATCTGCTCAAAGGCAATCTTAGCCGAGTCCTTGTCCATTGCTTTGATTAGTTTACTAAATGTAGCGGTTAGTATTTCGTATGTCTTCATTTCCGTAGGTCGTTACCAGTTACTCCAATTATATTAAACATCTCGTGCATTCTTGACTCGATTCTCTTGCCGTATTTCTTCGCCATCATTTCAGCGTTTAAGTTACTCGTGGCAAACGTTAGGTAGCCTTTGTTAGTGTATAGCTGGTGGCGTTGTGTAAGCGTGTCAATGCCTACGTTAATCTCTGTGCCGTATCTCTTTATGGAAGAATGCTCTTCGCCTAAGTCGTCAATTCCAAACATCTTACTCT